ACACTTTCAAAAAATCATAGATATAGCATATGACTTTAAATTATATAGAAAATATGACGATAAAGGTGTATCATTACGTTCATTCTGTACAAACAACAATGCAGCTTATGTAGCAGCTGAACACACTTATGGTGATGTAAGTTACAATGGTCATGCTAAAAAGGACGAAAAATACGCTAATGGTATGACTAATTTTGGTATATTAATGGAAATCAGAGACATTGATAACCCATTTGATTGGTCAAGAGAAGCAGTAAAGAAAATGAATTGGGACGGTAAAGGAACTTATTTTTCTCCAAGTTATAGAGTACCTTCAAAAACAACAGAAGGAGATTATGTAGAAACTCAAGTAGTAGGTAGTATGGAACCATTATGGGATGCTATTGGGGATTACGCTCACTATATTGAAGACTTTATATCAGACATGCAAAAAGTATTCCCAACATTAGGTAATGATTGGGGTGTTTATATGCCAGAAGTTAAATATCTAGCACCAGAACCTTTAGTCAATTACGATGATTTGAGTTTAACTAGGTTTCCTAACGTACATTTTGTAGGTGATGCATTGTCAGCAAGAGGAATAACAGTATCAGGGGCACATGGTACATTAGTAGCTGAACAATTATTAAAAAATTAAAATAAAATAAAATGGTAAAAATGTTAAATGGTGAAGAAATGAGCGACCCAAAAAATTGGGGTAAATTCACAGCAAGAGAAAGAAAGCTTATCAAAGAAGAAGACGATGGATCAATAACAACAGCATTAGTATACCACCTAAATAATACCGTTAAATTACATAATTGGGATAAACCAGCACTTGTAAATAAAGAAAGACGAATTAAAGAATATCATCTTTTTGGGAATCAATATAGTTACGATGATTGGAATGAAATTAGAAAAGGTAGAGAAGGATTACCACCATCTAAAAAACCAGCACCAAAAGGATTTACTAATAGAAGCTAATATATGAAAATAGGATTTTGTGGAACAATGAGTGTAGGTAAAACTACATTGGTAAATGCCCTTAAAGAATTACCAGAATTTAAAAACTACCATATCAGAACAGAACGCTCAAAGCACCTTATGGAAATGGGCATACCTTTAAATACAGATAGTACATTAAAAGGACAATTAGTTTTTGCATCAGAAAGAGCAGCAGAATTAATGCAGGAAAACATAATAACTGATAGAACAGTAATTGATGTTATGGCGTTTGCTGATTTATCTGAATCAATGGAAGATCATGAAAAATTCTATTTAAATGCAACTTTATTTTATTTAGTAAATGAATATGATATTTTATTTTATGTTTCTCCTGAAGGAGTTGAAATAGAAGATAATGGGGTTAGAGAAACAAACGCAGAATATAGAGAAGCAGTTGATGAAAAAATCAAAGCAATTATAGGAATGTACAGAAGTAATGCAATTACAATTAAAGGTACTGTAGAAGAACGTATAGAACAAGTTAGAAATGCGTTGCCTCAATATGTATAACATATAATATGGCTCAACAAAACATAAAACAAATAATAAAGCAGGAGTACATTAAATGTGCTAAGGATCCTGTATATTTTATGAAAAAATATTGTTGGATTCAACACCCAACTAGGGGCCGTATACAATTTAATCTATTTCCCTTTCAAGAAGGCACATTAAATTTACTTCAAAAGAATGATAGAAGTATTATCCTTAAATCTAGACAGTTAGGTATTTCAACCTTATCCGCGGGTATTGCTTTATGGATGATGGTTTTTCAAAAAGATAAAGCCATCCTTGTAGTAGCAACTAAACAAGATACTGCGAAAAACTTAGTAACAAAGGTAAAATTCATGTATGATAACTTACCATCATGGTTACAAATTGGATTCACAGAAAAAAACAAATTAGCATTACGATTAAAAAACGGATCCCAGATAAAAGCAGTATCAGCTGCAAGTGATGCTGGTAGATCGGAAGCAATTTCACTACTAATTATTGATGAGGCTGCCTTTATTGAAGAAAACAGAATTGAAGAAATTTGGGGTTCGTCACAACAAACATTATCAACGGGGGGTAAAGCAATTGTATTATCTACACCAAACGGCACAGGAAACTTTTTCCATAGAATGTGGGTTAAAGCAGAAGAAGGAACCAACGGGTTTACTCCTATTAGATTACCTTGGACAGTACACCCAGAAAGAGATGAAGAATGGAGATCAAAACAAGATGATGAGTTAGGACAAAGAATGGCAGCACAGGAATGTGATTGTGATTTTACAACTTCAGGTAATACAGTATATGATGTTGATTTATTGAAATATTATGAAAGCACCTTCATCACAGACCCTATAGAAAAAAGAGGGATTGACGGGGGGTTACATATTTGGGAATATCCTGATTATACAAGAAGTTATATGATTGTAGCGGATGTTGCCAGAGGAGACAGCAAAGACTATTCTGCTTTTCATATTATTGATATTGAAGAAGCTAAACAAATTGGCGAATTTAAGGCACAAATAGGAACAAAAGAATATGGACATATGTTAGTTGCTATGGCAACTGAATATAATAACGCATTACTTGTAGTTGAAAATGCCAACATAGGATGGAATACAATTCAAGTAATAATCGATAAAGGATACCAAAATTTATATTATTCTCCTAAGGGGGACGCAGCAAACAATGCAGATTTATACTTGGCAAAGGGGTACGATATAGTGGATACATCAAAAATGGTACCTGGCTTCACAATGAGTATGAAAACTCGACCTTTGGTAATTGGAAAATTAGACGCTTATTTAAAAGAAAAATCAATCATTATCCAAGGAAAAAGAACCATGGAAGAAATGCGAACTTTTATTTGGAAAAATGGAAGACCAGAAGCCCAATCAGGATATAACGATGATTTGGTAATGTCTTTAGCAACAGCATGTTATGTTAGAGACACAGCACTTAAATTTGCACAGCAAGGAATTGATATAACAAACGCTACATTAAAAAACTGGCAACGAAACCCCTCTACTATTTATACCGGAGGGAGCGTAAATAAAAAAGATGCAGGATGGACCCAAGACATGGGAGAACACGGAGAACAGGACCTAACTTGGCTCCTTTAATATGTATATAAAACAACAATAAATGGCAGATACTAGTATATTTTCAAGACTGAGGAGATTATTTTCCAATGATGTAATCATTAGAAACATTGGGGGAAAGAACCTTAAGATCATGGATACAGGCAGGATCCAAAAATATGGAAACCTAGCTACAAACTCACTTTACGACAGATTCACACGTTTACATAAACCACAAGGATCATCACTACAGTATAACCCAACACTGAATTATCAGTCAATGCGACTTCAGCTTTATAGTGATTATGAAGCAATGGATCATGATCCTATTATCGCAGCTGCACTTGATATTATCTCAGATGAAACTACATCTAGAAATGAGTATGGTGACGTATTAAAAGTAAATTCATCTAATGAGAATGTAAGAAAAGTATTACATAATTTATTTTATGACGTACTTAATATTGAATTTAACTTATCTACATGGATTAGAAATATGTGTAAATATGGAGATTTTTATCTTAAGATGGAAGTTTCAGAAAAATTTGGTGTTTATAATGTAATTCCACTTTCAACTTATGAAGTAGTAAGAGAAGAAGGAACCGACCCTGACAACCCAGCATACACAAGATTTACACTTGACCCTAATGGTTTAGCTTCTGGCGCAACAAACACAATTAGAAGAGACCAATTTACATTAGAAAATTACGAAATAGCCCACTTTAGATTACTTACAGATTCTAATTATCTTCCTTATGGTAGATCTTATTTAGAACCAGCTCGTAAAGTATTTAAACAATTAATGTTAATGGAGGATGCTATGTTAATTCATAGAATCATGAGAGCACCTGAAAAAAGGGTATTCTACATTAATGTAGGAGCTATACCACCAGAACAAGTTGAACAATTCATGTCTGAAACTGTTAATAAAATGAAAAAAACACCTTACATTGATCAGAATACAGGTGATTACAACTTGAAATATAACATGCAGAATATAACTGAAGATTTTTATATCCCTATTAGAGGAAATGATACTTCAACTAAAATTGAAACTACAAAAGGTTTAGAATATGATGGTATTCAAGATGTAGATTATTTGAAACACAAAATGATGGCTGCTTTAAAAATACCTAAACCATTCTTAGGATATGAGGAAGGAGTAGAAGGAAAATCAACACTAGCAGGTATGGATATTAGATTTGCTCGTACAGTTGAACGTGTTCAAAGAATTGTAGAATCAGAATTAACAAAAATTGCACTTGTTCATTTATATGCTCAAGGATTTGATGATGCAGATTTAGTTGATTTCTCACTTGATTTAACTACTCCATCAATTATTTATGAACAAGAAAAAGTTGAACTTTACACTGCAAAAACAACTGTAGCAAAAGACATGCTAGATAGTAAATTGTTTAGTAAAGATTGGATTTATGAGAATGTATTTGACTTATCACCAGACCAATATAATCAAGAAAAAGACCTCATGGTTGGTGAAGCTATGGAAATATTTAGAATGTCTCAAATTGAAAATGAAGGAAACGATCCATCAGAATCAGGTATATCTTACGGTACACCACATGATTTAGCTTCATTGTATGGTAATAAAAGAGACAAATCAGTAGGACCAGCTCAGATACCAACAGGGTATGATGAAAAAGAACCAGGAAGACCAGTTACTAAACCATCTACTTACGGAACCGATAAAAGTAATTTAACTAGAGACCCATTAGGTAAAAAAGGATTAAGTGCTCCCTCTCCTGAAAATCCAATAAGACCTGGTAAAGTTCCTACATTAGAAGCTAATAGTCTTAAAAAATCTCTCCAAAAAATTAAGAACAATAAACAAATATTAAAGGAGGAAAACGAAAATGGAATGCTATCTGAGAAAAACATCAAGCCTCAAGAATAGTCCTATATTTATATACAGATAAATTGCAATTTACCAATATGAAAATTAAACATTCTAAGTACAAAAATACTGGGATTTTATTCGAACTTCTTACCAGACAACTTACCTCCGACACTATCGCGGGAAATGATCAAAGGGCTTTGTCCTTTTTGAAAAAGCATTTCAACACTAAAACAGAGTTGTTAAAAGAATATAAAATCTACCATACATTAGCTACACAAAAATACAATAAAGATAGTAAAGCTACAATGTTAATTGATACATTGATTGAAGCACATAATAAATTAAATAAAAGCCAACTAAGACGTGAAAAGTATAATTTGATTAAGGAAATCAAAGACACATACAATGTAAATGATTTCTTCAAAGCAAAAATAACAGATTATAAAATAATGGCTTCTATTTTTAATATTCTTGAAAACAAGGAAGCTTCATCCCTATCAATTGTAGATTCTAAAGTAACAATATTAGAACATATAACAATCCAACCAAAAAAACAAAAACAAAAGAATGAAGTCCTAGAGGGGTTTAATGCTCAAGATAAAAATTCAAGACTACTTACATATAAAATATTACTTGAAAAATTTAACGACAAATACAGTGGACTAGAAGAAAACCAAAAAACACTACTAAAAGAATATGTTAACAGCGTTACTAATAGTCCTTCTCTTAAGTCTTATATCAACCAAGAAATCAAAGAAGTTAAAAAAGATCTTACAAAATATTCTAAAAAAGTTGAGGATAAAGCGGTAGCAGTAAAACTAACCGAAACAAAAGGAATGATTAAACCGTTAGATAAAAAATCATCAGTAAGTGATGATAATGTTATCAATTTACTTAACTATTACGAGTTAGTAAATGAATTGAAAACAATTCATGGTTAGTCTTGTTGACATATATAATATAAAAGAAGTATCTTTTAGTGAGTTAAAAAAAGATGGAGATCCGGCTAGAGGAAATAAAGGAAAAACAGACGCAAGAGATCACTATTTAGTACATGGAGATCCAGACCCAGAAACAGGAGCAATAAAATCTACAGTAGTATACAAAAGATCTTTTGAAAGAATGGTAGCAGATTTAGAAGCAGAAACTATTGATATGCGAAAATTATCTGAAGACAATCCAGATGATATAGTATTACATAACGTGTTTATAGAACTTAAAGATATATTTAATAAATTTAAAACACACGTTAGAAAAAATTACCCTGAGGCAAAAGGAGTAAATGAAGCTTTTCAAAAGGATGGACACATATATAACCACGAGGAAGTAGGAGAATATGGTGCAATGCAGCCTCATGCAACAATGGAAATGGCTTTAGTTGGAGAAGAGGGAATATTAGGAAATGATGGTGTTTTTATTAGTTGGGGGGATATTGAAAGATTTAAAAATAAATATAATAAATATAATAAATAGAATGAGTAAAAAATTTAATATACACGATTGGAGATCCAAACAAATCCTCAAAGAGGATATAAGTGCTACCAATAACACAATGATAGAAAAACTAACAACTGCTTTAGATATGAAAGATTGGGCGTTAGTAAAAAGTGTTATAGATGATCTTTGGAATACTATGGGTAGAGATGATAACATGTCTTTAGATAATATTCATACTTTTAATTTAAATGAAGAAGGGGACCAGCTAGATAATCTGATAAGGTATGGAGACGATTACAATGCTGATATAGATGGTCCAAATCCGGATTTAAGAGATAAACACATTTCATTTTTAAATAATTTAAGAGATGAAGGCAGATTAAATAGGTGGGGTGTTAGTAATTTACAAACAGAATTTGGTGTAAGTGAAGAAGAAGCAAAATATATTTATAATGAATATTTATCATACATTAAAAACGAACATCACGATAAAGGAAATTTTCCTGAAGTAGACCAAAAAACAAAAGACTATTTAGA